TGGCCGTGGAGAGTAGCGGGGAATAGGTCAGATAAACATTTGTAGCTCCGCTGCCAGATGTCATGCCGCCGCCGCGTGAGGTCGTAAATCCTGCGAAATCATCTCCCTCTTTCGCGTTGTGTGCAAGGATGCCGTCCGCAAAATAGTTATGACTTGTATGGTCTGTGTGGATGTTATATACCGCTTCGTCCGTGTCTGTGTCTCTCACAGATAGAACGGGGATAACTTCGCCATGCGTACCCGTCAGCATGTCGCCAATCTTGACATCACGAGCCGCGAGCCATGCGCCATTTACATATAGCAAATGTTCAGGCGTGACGCGTACCTTGTTATTGATGATGACCAGACGATCCGCGCGCCCTGCTGGGTGGCAGATAACATTCTCAACATTCGCCACAACCCGCGCGCCGTTATCCCACGAGATAACCGCATCACCGACCCGCATATCACGGATGTTCTTATACTCTCCGCCTGCAAGCAGGATCAATGTGTCGCCAGTGAAACACTGCTTACCGCCGCCGCCACCGCCACCGCCTGTACCAGTTCCTCCGCCTTCCTGCGCGTTGTGTACAAGGATGCCGTTAGCAAAATAGTTGTGGCTCTCGTGCGCCGTGTGCAGGTTATAAACAGGTTGATCGGTATCGCGAGTAGAAAGCGAAAACACTTCAGCAGTTGCGCCGCTGATGGTTGTCATTCTGTCGCCGACTTTCATATCACCAGCCGCGACCCATGCGCCGCCAATCCAGAAGGGATGCTGTGGAGTGGCTTCGATGTTGCCATTGATGATAATCAGCTTGTCGGCATATCCAGCGGGATGATGGAACACCTTTGCAATGCCCGTGCTAATAACCTGCCCGTCATGGAATGACAAAATTCTATCGAGTAGCGTTACATCTTTGATGCGCTTGTGCGTGCCGTCTGCCATTGCAACGAGTGTATTTGCCGTAAAGCAAACGCCATTCCCGCCGCCGCCCGCCTCGTCCCAACTCAGGGTTAGGTTCGCAAAGAAGTTCATGGCGTAATCATGCGCCAAATCCTGCGCCCGATCGCCAAGCGTCTTGACTTCATCCTTTGTGCGGATGACTTCGGGCATGATGTTATCTTTGAAACTGTTTGCCATCTCGACTGTTGCCTGGTCGATAATGCCAGTACTCTCTAATGCTTGCAATGCCATTGCGTATTCGGCATCTGTAAAATCGCCCGCTTGCAACTTTGCGATATATAAATCGACCGCAATCCGCTGCATTGCTTTGGCGTGCTGCGTTTCCAAGTCTCTCATGGCTTGTTCGTTATCGCTTATTTCGCCCGTCAGCGCGTCCCATTCTTCAGCGTTTCGGTCTGTGCGCTCTCCAAGTTCAGCCAGCTTGTCAGTTAATTCCTTGGCTTTCGTGGTCAACGTCTTTTGAGACCCAGCATATCTGTCTGTTGCGGCTTGCAAATTCATAATAAGCGAGAGTGATTCATTGTTTGCGCTCGTCGCCGCCTTGGTCGCTTCAGTGCTGTCTTGTATTTCAGGAATAGACGTACTAGCCGCCAGAGCCATTGCGGTATAACTTTGAGCCGCTGAATTGGTCGCGGTCGCATCTTCCTGCGCCGCATCGGCGTGTCTAATGGTATTCTGATGCAGGACTGTGTACCAGTATCCCTCTTCCTTCAAGCTGTCAATCAAGCGGTTCGTTTGCGCGACCTGCTCACTGATAACGGGTATAACTTCATTGCCTACCGCAACTTTGAAACCTTCAAACGTATCGTTGAGGTTATCCATGTTGATGCGGTATTCTTCAGACTTACGGATTGCCTCGTCAGTGACGATAAGGTTTTCCTCAACCGCCTGTGACATGCTGATGATCGCATCGCCGCCCTTATCCATGATGCGCGCCATGTCCATTCCAGAGCGACCGAATTTATCAAGCAGGAATTGCCCCTTCTCAACAGGGGTATTCAGCGCAAGATATTCATCTGATAACTTTGCAATACTCTGGATACTTGGCTCGATGCCATTCTTGACCGCAAAGCGCATCGCCGTTGATAGGGTCTCGTAGGATATACCCGCGTCATCGACAGTCTGGATAAGCCTTGATGTTTCCTCCGCTGTACCACCTGTGCGGAGCATCAATTCTTTTACTTGTTGATCGTATTTTTGCGCTGATTCAGCGGCTGCAAGCAAAGAAGTGACAACTGCCGCGCCCATTGCGACCGTAGCGGTTGCCACCATGCCAGCCGTGCCGCCGATACCCGCCAGCTTTGTCTTTACCATGTCAAGAGCCGCAGACGCGAGATCATTGGCGATTACGTCGATTTCTACCTTGTTTGCCATTTATCGCTTCCTTCGCTGGGCGTTCTTCTTTTCCATGTGTCTATTGACTTCGATGGTTATATCGCGTCTGGACTTCCATCTCAGCCACCATAAAAACCGACCGCCGCCGAATATCTCATGGGGTTCTTTTCCAAATTCGGCGGCGTAATCCATTCGAGCGACCCATGCCGGCGCGGTCGCTGTACCTGCTAACATGCTATTTCTCAGGCCGCGCCGTTCGTAGGGGGGACAAATGCCTCACCGATCGCTTTCAAGAATTGCATGATGTACTCGGATAATTCCTTCCTCGGAATATCCTTGAACATCTTGCGGGCTTTATCCACACCCACGTACTGACCGGCATCATCTACAACGAAACTGCACATCTTTAGATAGACTTCCTTATCCGTACTTTCAAACAGAAAAAATCCATCTTCGATGCTCATTACTTCGTCATACCGTTCTTTGGTGACGACTATTTTGATTGTCAATGTAAACCTTTCTACTAAATAGTTGCTACTTCGTTTACCACGACCACGCCAGCAAACGAGCCTGATGTGGAGTTGTAACCAGCGCGTAACGAGCATGAAACGGTATTGTTACCGTCAAGGTCGCCAAACGCGTCCCATGTTTCATACGAGCCAGTAATATTGAAAAACATTGTCTTTCTTGTGTACGCGCCTGCCGAGGTCAGGGATGATCCTTCAAACTTCAACTGCATCTGTCGCGGAGTGCCTGCCACAAACGCGGCGTATTCTGTTTCCGCGCTGCTGTTGTGTTCGTAGGTCAGGTCAAGCGTGATTTCTGGCTGCGTACCTTTAGCAAATGAGAAGTAAAGATTACCGTCAGCAGTCCAGACTGGCTTCCAGCCTGTCACCACATTCAACGTGCCAGACAACAAGGTATTTGTGACCTGTGTTGTTCCGACCGTGCCGCTAACTGCATCAATATACAGCTTGCCTTTGCTTGTCAGCAAATCTTCAACAGCGGGAGTAGACAGCGCGGGTGTAAAGGTCGTGCTTGTCCACTGGCGACCGATCCAATTTGACGAGATGTTGACCACTTCGCCCGCATTGAACGTGATCGCAAATGACTCACAGAATGAATACTCCATTTCGCGAGCCTGGATGTTATCTCCGCTTTCGATGGTGTATGTCTTGATCGTATTCTGTGCGGTGGTCGGGAACGCATACGTCCAAACCTTGCCGCTTCCCGCGCCATCAGCAACAGCGGAGACGGTTTTAATCCCTGCGGAGAATGGATACATTGCCTGCTCAAATGTCAGCGGGCTGTCATCAAACGCAATCGAGGCGGCAATTTTAGGTAGTGCCGTTCGGTTGACGGGTGATAAATATCCGATATGTTCATTGATAAACTCAACAGGGCTGTCGTTCTTCGGTCCGTTGGTCATCAGGCGTTGGACGCTGGTCGCAGCGACTGCTGTACCCGCCGTGGCTTCCGGGCCGAATTGCGTCTTACGTAGGCTAACAATTCCTTCTGGCATTATTTACCTTCCTTTATAAACTCAACATACAAGCCAGAATCGAGCAGGCGTTTCTTCCCGAATTTCTTTACTTCCTCTTCGGTCAGGTCGCGGGCTGGAATGTCTGGTAGAAAATTTCCATTACCAATATATTTCATATTGTGTTCTCCAATATTTTGACGTTGGTCATTGTGAAGCGGTATCCGATCATTTCGACACTGGCGTATTGAAAGTTTTGCAATAACTCGTAATCAATACCTTCGAATGCGCTAATCGTGCCACTGAAGCGGTCGCCGCTGTCAGACACTTCCGCCAATAATGCGGATGATATGCTGTCAATGTACGGGCTAATGAGTGCCATATCGCGCGCTAAATCTTTGCGGGCTGTAAGCAGTTCGATGGCGATATTGACGAGATGCTTTCTCGTTCCCATTGCGCCGTTGACGAGCCGACCGTTTATGACATACGACATTGCAAACGGGTAAACATTCGCGCCCTCAGTCGGATTGACAGGGGCTTGACGGATGCCAGACACGCCAGAGACAACCGTCACGATTGCGTCTAACGCAGTTCTCACGCTCATTCAATCACCCGCATAAATGGCGCAAGCAGAGCCGTCACATCACCATCAGCGGCGGGAATGGACAAGCGGATCTCACCGAGCGCAGACATGCCAGACGAGCCGAGCGGAGTGACGAAACGCTTGAATAGCCGCTCACTTTGCAGGATGCAAGCTTGCTTGACCTGTGCGGGGACTGCTGGCCACCCAAAAGCCGCCGTAACCTTTACGCCCTTGCGTGTGCGTGGGAAATAGAAGTCACCGTTGACGGTAGTCTCGATAGCCTCAAACGGCCATCCGCTGCGGGGATTGTACGGACGCAGGTTGTAATCTGTGGCCGCCCAGGTGTTCTCGTAAACACCATCACCGTCGTCGTCAGTGTAGAGCAGTAGACCCGTTGCGGTTGAGATGTCGTCAAGCCATAGAACATCGCGCGCTTCGGCTGTAAAGTATCTGGTTTCTGTGGCGGGGCTAAAGCGTCTGCCGGTCACATCGTCAATCCAACGAGACACAGCCTCGACAACTTCGGTCAAGACAGTATCGCTTGTCGTGTCTGTTATGTTGAGGCGGTCAACGGCTTTGATGTCGCTTATTGAGGCGTAAGATGCCATAATATCCTAACTGGGCAGGCTGTTACACCTGCCCAATGTGATTAGAGGGTGACGATCTGCGTAGCGTACGCGGTAGACACAGGGTAATTCGTGCCTTTGTACAGGATCGCGATTGTGCTGTTGGCAAACGTGTCAACAGCCACCGCGCCAGACACCTTGAAAAATGGCTTTGCATCTGCAACTGGCATATCAATCACGAATTGTTTTGACGCGCCAGTGGCCGCAGCGAGTTGAGTAATTGCCGCATCAGCAACATCGGCATAAGCTCCGCCAGTGGTAGCGGATGATGTGATCTTGAGGTCAAGCGTAGCACCAGCCGCAGCTACGCCAGTTGAAAGGACGAACATCACGCGGTCGTAGCCAGTACCATCTACCGCAATGGCGGTCATTGCCGCAACTGCACCAGCGGAAGGAACGACCGCATTGACGATCTTTAGTTTGTCAGCTAATTGAGTATTTCTCATGTTTGCATTCTCCATAAAAGGGGCGGCTGTTACACCGCCCCGATTATTATTTAGGCGTGCTGGAGCAGGGTCTTGAAGGCTTCGGCCTGAAGGACTGCATAGCCGCGGAAGATTGAGGCGAAGATGCCGATTTGACCGTTAGCCATGTACAGGTAAGGATTGCGCTGTACCATCATGCCAGGCTTTTCGACCACACCGAACAGGTTGAAGTTGCCATAAGCGACTGCTTTCTTTGTCGCGGCGACAGCTTCCATGTCATCAGAGCGGAAGACGGGCTGATTGAAGAAACCGTCAAAGGCATAGTAGTTGGTTCCGAATACACCCTTCAAATACCATTCGGTAGCGTTCTTCATGATGAAACCAGTCTGGCCGCTTACGTTGTAACCGCCACCGAGCGAGCCGACCAATGAGGTCAATTCAGGGATGGTGATAGCGGTCGCGGATGCGGTTGTAATGCCTGAGGCTTGAGCGGAAGCGTACAGCGCAGCGGTTGCCACGGTGTTTTCTGTTCCAGCTTCAGCGCGTCCGAGGGCTTCCATCAGCCAAGCGTCAAAGTTTGTGCCGTTGTAGGAAAGAAATTCCTCTGAGGCTTTGACAAGCTTGGTGTACTTCAGCAAAGCCAAATCAACCTGGTCGATGGTCGCTTCGTTCTCATCGTATGCAGCTGCCTCGGCGGTCAACACAAAGTCAGTGTGGGCAGTGCCTTCAGCGGGGACAAGCAGGTGATCGGCAGGGGTTGTGAATTTGCTTGTCGGGGCTTGACGCACCCATGAGGCGAGGTCGCGCTTGGCGATGATCTGAGCATACAGCGGGTCAGGGACCAAATAACCACCAGTCGCTCCGTTGGTGACGTTGAAGGCGGCTTTGATGTTGGAGTAGGAGCTATCAGGAGTGATAAGACCCTGATTGACCTGCCCGGTCTTGATCCATGACTTGAACGCGCCGATACCGTCATTGTCATCGTCGGTCGGTTGAGTGGTATGGTAGCCGTGGGTCTTCACGTTCTTGAGTTCCTCGACGGCCTTACGATAGCCAGCTTCCTCCGCCGCTTTGATTGCGGCCTGTTTGTCAGCTTCGGCTTTGACTTCATTCTCGCGCTGAGCAAGTGCTTCAGCTACCGCTTGAGCGACTGCGGTCTTGATTTCGTCAGACATGATGTTATTCTCCATTTTTGATTTTGTTTGTTTTGTTTCGTCAGTATCGGACAACGCCGCATCAGACGGTAGCAACGATTTAATAGTGACAACTTGGTTTCGTGGTTCTGCGGGGCGGGGCGTTAGACTTACTTCGCCTATGACCCATGTCTTGATATGGAATGCTTTCCCTGATGGTTCGCGCTCCACGAGGTGAGACAACGCGCCGCTTGAGTAGCCAAGTTTCCCCGCTTCCGCCATTGCATAAATGGCTTTCTCGTACTCGTCACGCATGTTTAG